GTAGTAAGAAAGAAATTGGTCTTTCTTTAGTGAAATTGAGTTTCTTAGTCTACCAGTATCTACCGCAACCATATTCTTCGCACTTGTTGCCATTAATTCCCCAGTTGCGGCAAGTTCACGATCAAGTAAAGCGGCAGTGCCATTTACTTTTTCTTTATAGCGATTGAGCAATCTTTGGAAAGCCGCATCACTAACTTGTATGTTAATTCCTTTTGCCACTATATTACAACCGCCTTATATTGGTGATAATTTAATCCATCCCAATAAGGATATTGCGATATTGATGAACTTGGGTCGGCATTCATATTCTTACCCCTATTTTGGTAAGACCAAGCTACAAGTGTTAAAATATCACTAACCAAATCTGGTGGTAGTTCTCCATATCCAGCTTGATACTTAATGTCGTAATACCCTTGTGAATAAAGCCATACTTTTCCGCCAATTACCTCATATTCTTCATTCTTAGTTAGTGTCTCACTCATATTTATGCCAGTCTTTAACACCACCTCATCCACGCAATTAAGTGGTGAGTAAGGCAAGTCAACCATCCAAACATTCGGCACAGTGCCAGTGAGTTGAATATTTGCTCTAATTAGCTTATTTGTCAAAGACCTTCCAGTCAATAATTCAAGATGCTTCCTCGCACTTGAGATTAAATTATCTATTAAAGAATCGTCAGAGGTATAATCTATCCTCATCCAATTCTTTGCATCCGTTCTACTTACTGGCTCAACCACCGCATCAGCTAAAATGGTTATCCCGTTTATATATATCGCCATTACTTGTAATATTTATCAACCATTTCTCTGAGCCAGAGTTCAAATTCATCAAGTGCTTTTCTTGGGTCGTGGTCTTTCGCTCTTTTTCTTGCTCTCCTTGAGGCTTCGGCATATGCCTTTTTCTCATCCAACTTTGCAATTGCTTCAACCCAGCTTTTAGTGTCATTACGATCTTTTATAAATATACCAGCATAACCACAATTCTCAACCAACCCATCTGCATTACTACAAATCACTGGAATGCCATTACACATTGCCTCCGTAGCCGTTCTTCCCCAACTCTCATACTCACTTGGCATCAACAAGATTCTTGTAATACCATATATAGGCTTAATATCTGCCGTATTTGGCACTATTTTAAGATTTGGAAGGTTTGGTGTCACTTGCTCATCATAACTCCCCAAAACGCCTAAAAATCGCTTATTTGGCAATGCCCTTGCTATGCTTTCAAATATCTTACCGCCTTTATTCTCGTTTAAGTTTATAAGTGTAATATATTCGTTATCCTCTGGGTCTTTACCTAAGTCGTAAGTACGATAATCAACGGGAGGCGTTATTGTAAAGTTATCCCATTTGTAGTTTAATTTCCTCTTAATCCATAATGAGTTATAGACAATGTGTTGTGGAAATCGTGCATTTTCAATCTCTGGGTACTTATGCGAATTATGTATTAAGTGAAATACTGGCTTTTTATACATAGAAGCAGCACCAATTGTCCATTGTGTATAATCTAAATGCGTAAAAACGCAATGAGACCACCTCATTAAATTCTCAATCACATTTGGATTTGGTGGAAATACATCAACCCCATCGAATGTATAATTAGTTTTAATTCTATAATAATTCGCTTGATGCAGTAAAACCCTAACATTATGACCTTTAGCCATCAAGTCTTTTGCCATATTATGCGCCATCCATTCTGCACCACAATTATGAACGGGAGGGTATAAGTGTATGCTAAATAGTATATTCATATTAGTTTATTAGCACTTCCATTAAAAATCTCTCTATAATCTGCGTAGTGATCCCATAAAGCACTTTGATGTGGCTTCTGCCAAGCTATCATAGGTGCTATTATATAGCTATTCCCTCTTGGATGAACATTCTCCTTCAACCAATCATCAAACATCACTGATGTGTCTGTATAAGCCTCACAAATGGCTTTTGGATTATTAAACATCACCGCGTGTGTAGTCCACGCACCGAAAGTCCTATATAAATTATCACTAAATTTCTCTATTGGTGCTACAAGGTTTGCACCTAAATAGCAAATCTCCCAATCGGGAGGTAACTGCCTTAAAGCAGAAATTAAATGCTCATTCTCTCTTATCTCAACATCATCCTCGAAAAAATATAAAACATCATCAATATCCTTACAAAGATTACTTATAGAAATATTAAATGAAGTTTTTGGATTGCTATGCTTCTCCGCATATACAATCTTTGGCTCAATGCCTAATTTATTTATCTCACTTATAGCACTATCAAGTGTTGGTGAGCCTTCGGTAGTAAGTAGTCTAACTTTCATAAGTAAAAATATGGGGAGAGAAAACTCCCTCCCCTATATTTATAAACCTTAGATAGCACCATAGATAGCAGCTGAAGGCTGGAACTGCAATAGTTCGCAACGAGCCTCTGCTCTGAAAGTGATAAGGTTCTTGATGAAATCATCTTGATCGAACTCGGTAGAACGAACTGCAAGACCGCTTTGCTGTGCAATAGCGAACTTAGTAGTGTCCATAACGTAGATCTTAGAAGCAGTAACCAAAGAGTGAGGTATAACTGGTACACCTACGATTCTTACGTTACCATTGTTGTCGATAACCATTCCACCAGGAAGTGAATAGTCACTTGGCTTGGTTTTCAACATAGCTGCCCAACCAGCGTGAGTAGTCAACGCAAGGTTTGGAGTCCAGTTCAATGCACCAAGTTGTGCAACGTAGTCGATGAACTTCTCAGCGGTGTTAGCACCAGAAGAAGAACCAGCAGTTGCAGAAGATGCGATAGCGTTAAGATAATAAGTATCTTCAGCCTTTTGGAAATCTTCAATCAATGACTGCTGAAGGTATGCTTGTAAGAATGGCAAATCATCAATCATTTGACGAGATACCTTAGCATAACCAGCGATGAAAGACAACGCAGTGTTTACAACTGTTACATCGTAATCAACTTGTGGCTTTGCAGAACCTTCAGTTTGCTTACCGAAAGAACCTTCACCTACTGGAGTGTTGCCACGAGGGAAAGACACAGAACCAGTTGATACTGGGATGATGTTAAACACACTTCTAAGGTGTGGGTTAACGAAAGAACGCAACGCTGGGTTATCAACGTAAGAAACGTAAGCATCACCAGTCAAGTTGCTTGACAACAACATTGTGCCAACTGCTTTCAAATCAATGTCAGCAGAGAACCCCTTACCATTGTTACGAACCGCAGCTTTGATCTCGTTGTAACCTTTCTCGATTGCATTACCAATCTCAGCTTTGATGTTGTGGATATGCTCAGAGTAAGACTTAGCAACTTTTCTCTCAGCGTTTGCGCTCAACTTACCGAAAGCAGCCTTAGCTTCTTTCACTTCAGTCAATGCTTCAGCAAGAGTCTTGTTAGACTTCTCCATTTGCTCGTTGATTTGCTCTACTTTAGAGTCAAATGCCTTTGCAGCCTTCTCGGTTACACTTGCAACCTCAGCTTTTTGTTCTGCCAATTTTGATTCGAGGGCAGATTCGAATGCTTTTAAATCGCTCATTTTTTAGATTTTATTAATTATTGATATAAATGAACCCACTGGCAATTCAGCTTCTTTTTGCTGCGGCTCTGTCGCAATGACTGGAGCAGTGCTACTCATCATCTCTATTGCTTGTGCGAGTTGTTTTACTTTTATTAAGCATAGGTCGATTGTCTCATCAGTGACATCGCTATCACGAATAAACTTCTCAAATGCTTTGATTTGATCCTTTACCTGTTCTACGTTACCCATATTTTTTAATCCTAATAATGGTGTATTCTCATTTGCACCCCAAGCGGTTAAACTTGAGCCTTCAAATAACATCACTTCGTGTATCTCATTAGCAGTTGACCCTTTTTGCTCTCTCAGTGTTTTAAAACCAATGCTATGCTCTGCAATCAGTCCACTCTCTACCATCTTGATAAAGTCCTTACCAAGTTGGTGTGTGCCAACCTTGGACTCGTAATAGAGTCCGTAGCTATCTTCTTTTAGACTCAACAACTTACCTAAAGGTTTAGATGGGTCGTGGTTTAGTAAGTGCTTAATCCTACCCTTTGCCTCTGGTCCCCAATCTTGGATTGACCTTTT